CGCCTATGCTGCTTGTTGGAGGGATCAAATGCTACCAATGGTCTACAATAGTATTCTAGCTTGCTCATATGGTTTTATTTACGTGATCAGGGTCATCGTCCTTTCGTATTGTGTTTATTTTAACTGTTTTTATCGTTCTTGTCAACATACACGCACACGTAAGCAGCGGGGCCACTTACTTATGGCCAATGATCATGTGCCGGGTAAAAGAGTTGTTTGGGTAGTTAAAAGTGATAGAGCCCGAATAGAGGCACTCTGCGAGAGGATACAGATCTTTAAGATCTTCCTGGGAAGTGATCCGATTGATATGATCAGGGATAGCCAGATCGCTGCCCTGTATGGCCACTATGGTGCCTTTGGGTATGTCGTCAAACCATTTGGTCTCGGCTACATGTTCAGCAGAAGTCATGATGATCACATGCGGGTTGTCTACAGAGTAATCTATGTAGTTAATGTCGCCCGTCTGTGCTTTGAACTGCCAATCCTGTATTTCCCAGAACTTATTGATCTTGTCTGCGATAGGTTGGCAAGCAGGATCCCGGTCGATGCTGCGCACATACTTGATCGGGATCACTGCCCTGGTGCGCATGATCAGATTGGTCACTCCATACCAGCCTGCGAAGATCCAGACCTTGTAACCATCTGCGGGAGCTTGTAGGGGTTGTAGGCACTCTTCCAATCGCTCGATCAGCCAGGCCTTTGAAGCGACCTGGCTGCTAGCGAAACTGTCGTAATCGAATAGCGGACGGGTCGCTAATAGACCCGCCAGCCAATCACGAAGTCTTTTCATCATAGATCACAGTCTGACCAAAGGGTGCTTCGTTGCTAGAGCCCTTGACGATGAACAGGGTATCGCAGTAGTCCTCGTCACCCCAGCCACCGCATGGATAGCCGTCTGTAAACATGATAAACTTCTTGGGCACAAGATCGATACCCTTCATGTATTCCCAGTTGGCTTCGAAGTCTGTGCCACCACCACCCATGGGCTCGTAGCTCAGTAATGCGTCACCGTCGTCATGTGTGTAGCGTTGGTGATTGTAGATAGCAGTATCAAAGCACCAAATGTCGATGGCATAGTCCTCATACTGGTCCATGATGCCTTTGACTTCTGACAGGAAGATCCTGGCATCTGCGTCACCGATAGAACCTGACATGTCGATACCAATGGCCACGTCTACAGTCTGATCGTTCTTCATGCCTGGAAGCACCGCACCACTGTGCTGGCTCTTGCGGTTAGGACGAGTAAAGGAGTAATCGTTGCGGATGATGCTCTGGATGTTCATCTGTAGAACTTCACGCCAGTTCATCTTGGGCTCAGTCAAGTCCTTGAGCAGGCGTTGGATTCCTGCGGGCACCTTGCCGGCACCAGCGGCCGCGGCACTCTGGATCATGGCCTCTTTAAGCTCATCGCGGATCTTCTGTGCTTCTTCCTTGCTCAGACCAGGCACCTTGCCACCTTTGCCGTCTTTATCGCCACTGCCAGCACCAGGGCCTTCTTCTTCGTGGATGTGTTCGTCGAGCAGGTCGCCCAATTGCTTCATAAGATCATTGATATCGATCTTCTCAGCCTTTTCCCACAATTGATCGTAGATCTCTTCCCAAGCCAAACCACGATACTTTGGATCGTAGCAGATCTTAACTTCAGTGATCTTCTCACCGATACGCTCGTCTACGAGGATTTGGTTGATAGCGAAGTCCTGTGCGATGTTGCTAAGACCACGGTGACGGCTACCAGTGCGACCAAAGTGATCAAACACGCAATGACCGATCTCATGTGCGAACAGGAACTCCAGCTTCTTCTCAGAGAGCTTGTTGATGAAGTTGCGATCATACATAAAGTCACGGCCGTTAGTTGCCGCAGTCTTACACCAGCCCTGATCGGTGACGTCTACCAAACGCATACGGGTGGCCATATTGCCAAAGAACGGTTGCTTGAGCAACAGTCCGATTCGGGCAGTTGTTAGTTTCTCTACGATTGGATCCATTGGACGCTCCTTAACTGTATATATGTATTATAGCACAAGCCCTAGACCCTGTCAACCGGATTGAAAAGGGTGGGGGAGCACCCTGGGCAGGCACTCCCCCTGAGGGCCACAGGGAGGTCTCAGTTCTCCATGGCCTTCAAAACATACTTGCCAAAACGCTTGTGGAACTCGTCGAAGTTCGTCATCTTGCTGGCGTCCAAAGGCAAGTCATAGTTGGTGAGCGCGGTCTTAGCACCCATCACAACCAACTCAGTTGGGAAATTGTCCATCATGTAGCGGAAGAAGTTATCTGCCATAGCATCCCAACCCTTGACCTTCTTATCCGCACGGTCCTTGAGCTCGTAGCAGAGGCTAACGGTCAAAGAATACATCGCCGACACTTCCTTGATCTGGAGATCCTTGACCTTGCCGTCTAGAATGTCTTCTGCCTTAGGCAGTTTACCTGCGATCTTTCGGTGAGCCATGAACTTGATGCCCAGACCATCGCCAACAGCACCAGCGATCAAGTTCTGGAGTGTGTCGACATCCACATCTGGATCTTTGAGCAGATCGCTCACGAAAGACCAAGAACGAGGAGTTGCGAATGCGTGTGAGCTAGACTTAGAGTCGAAGTCAAACAGGTCCTGCTTGGCAAAACCCAAGTAACCAACCACGTCTGCGTGGACCTTGTTCATAACAGCCCACTCCTGGAAGTCATCGAAGTCAGGCTTCATTTCCAAGTGTAGGAAGCGGTTAGCCAGTGGCTTAGGCATACGGTAGGTAACACCACGGTCACCGTCACGGTTACCAGCGGCAACGATGTCAACGCCATCGGGCAGGACATAGGTACCAACACGGCGGTTCAAGACCAACTGATAGGCCGCAGCCTGGACAGCCGGAGGAGCAGAGTTAAGCTCGTCTAGGAAGATGATAGCCTTGCTGGCAGGATCGCGTGGCAGTTCAGAGGGAGGGGCCCACTCCATAGTCTTGCTGTCAGAGTTGTAATAAGGGATACCCTTGATGTCAGTGGGTTCCCAAAGTGGCAAGCGAACGTCGATCACTTCGCGATCGGCGCTCTCACCAATCTGCTTGACGATGTCGGATTTACCGATGCCTGGAGGGCCCCACAAGAAGATAGGACGACGCATCTTGATAGCGTGACGCAGACTGCGGATAGCACCCTTGGGACCTACGGTGCGGATATTTGTTTCAGTTGCTTTGGACATTGAGACCTCCTAAAAAAGTTGCCCAGTTGTGTTTAACTATGACTCTATTATAGTGTATCTGCTTTAGGCAGTCAACCACTATTTTCTTTCTAGATCAATGTGTTGCAGATTTACAACACCTTGACGTAGTTCAGTTGTGCTGTGTTGTCCGGACGAAGTGCCTTGACCTTGGCCTTCACCCGCAGCTCCCCGGCTAGCTCCTTGGAGAACCAGAAGTCCACGAAGCTTTCGTTGAGCCGTGCCTGGATGCGGTACTTGCCGAAGTTAGGATTGTATCGCGAGCTGATCACTGTGATGTCCCCTATCACAGTTTCACCTACAGCAGCAGCGAGAGGCTGGGCGGAATAGATTTCTCGCTTGAGTTCTGTGCGCTCCTGATCACGGACAGCCACGGAAGGCAAGCAGCTGATCACGCTGAAGTCATAAAGATCTCGCCCCGTGAACTCTTCCTTAGCAGCTAACTTCATGGCCGTGGCTTGGAAGTCATTGAGCTTGCCCGCCAGGGCCAACAGCGTGTAGGATTTAAAGTGATCCCGAGCAGTGCGACCAGCAGCGTAGTCGACTTCAGTGACCTGGGTGAAATCGTTGTCGCGGAGCCATTGCTTGACCATAGCTTTGTTGGCTCGCTTGTCCAGCACATAGCCGTCATCTGTGTAACGGCCTTTGTCCTCTTTGAGATACTCACCGTTGATACGTTGAGCAGCGGCTGCGGCACCCCAAACTTGATCTGCTGTGAACATAGTTCGCTCCTGTGTTCTAACTATGCCTCTATTATACGGTATTTAATCAGGGCTGTCAACCAAAAGATCTGTTGTATTTTTGCAACATGGCGGGAGTGCCGGCCAAAAGAAAAGGACTGTGGCTTCTGGGCCACAGTCCCCAAAGAACGCCCCGGGAGCGAATCGGCTTGTTCTTTGAAACCGATTACTCTACGGACATTCCCAGAGCCTTGGCGCGATAGCCAAGTGCCACGATCTCACGTGACGGACGGCCCATCTCGTACTCAGTAACCTGGACGCCGTTGCCAGCCTTACGGTTACGAGTGTAAACAGCGAAACCCTTGTAGCGGATGTCGCTAACAGTTGCTGATGGGTTCTTGATACCAAAACGCTTGGTGATCTGTGCTTCAGAAAGCTTCTCACCGTTGAACAATGCGTTAAACAGCTTGCCTTCTTTAGTTTCGAGGTTGATACGCTTCATATTTGCCTTTTCCTTTAAGTTAAAGTATAGCTGATTCAAATCAGCATGTTAATAGTATACCTAAAAGTTCACACAAGGTCAACCTTTAGGTTTACCAATTAGTTCTTTCGTACCGTCACGTTGGCACGGAAGAACGCTCCCAGCACCACCACAGCAAACCAAGTTTCCATGCTGTATGGAATGGCCAGTGCGGGGAACAGGGTATTCGCTGCCCAGATCGTGAGCAGGGGGCCCACGACCAACAGCAGAATGACTAGGACGACGACGCCCAAAACGATCGATGTAGACTTATACATGGAATTCTAACTCCTTAGGTTCTCCGTCTTCTTCTTTAGCTGCTGGAATCACGTAGGGATCCGCAGGAATCAGACGATTGATTGCTCGGGCAGACTTCACGGCACTGCCCCCGATATAGACTCTGCTGTAGTGTTCCTGACAGTAGGCCTTGCCCGGGATCACGGCACTGCCGCATGTGAACAGGTTCTCGTGATCCCTGATTGGGTCCTTGTCGGGCCCAATCCATTGACAGGTGTGGAATAGCATCATTGCCCCCTCTTCATTACAGTGACTTCAGCCATGCTCTGCCAGCTGTCCGGAAAGCTCTTGCGCAGGTCTGCCACTTTGAGCACCGTACGCAAGCTCAGCTCACGCATCTTAGCACGATTGCCAATCACATATTCGATGATCTCGTCGCGCTCGTTGCCTTCGAAGTCATAGGTATCCAACATGCCGTCCTGTACGATCTGCTTGATACGAAGCACCTTCTCACGATCTGTGTCCATCTGGAGATCGATGTAGTGGCAACGGCTTTCAAGAGCAGCCAAGTGATCCTGTAGCTTTTTACTGCGCACGTTCTCGAACTTGATGTTAGTAATGAAGATCGCACCTGCTTTAAACTCAAACTTGTCAGGCACTCCTTCGTTACGTAGCACACGGCTGTCAGTGTTCCACGAAATGGTACGCTTCTTGCTGGAATCCAGTGCGGCCTTGAGGATGTTCAAGCTGAGATCGTCAAGCAGTACAGAGTCGCAGTCATCGAACACGATAACGTTACCTTTCTCTGAATACTTGTAGAGCTTGGCGTACAGGCCTACCGCAGACATCGCGCCTTTGACCACTTCGTACTTGGGTCGGCGATTGCCCAGGGTGTTGAACAGATCTTCTTTAGACAGTACTTCTTCTACGCCAAAGGATTTGCCCACACCCGGAGGACCCGTCACGATCATAGCACGTACAGTACCTTCTTTGACTGCCTGTGTCATGTGCTTGAGCACTTCAAAACGGCCACGCAGTCGCTCGATGATCTGCTCATCGGTTTCATGTGCGACTACTTCATCGCTGACTTTGATCTGCTCCAAACTTTTGTCTCCTGCGGGTGTAGCTGGCACACCGCTGACGACTACGTAGCTTTGTGCTGACGAGCAACGGATACGGATTGAACGATCTGGGATACCAGCGTTCTTTGGGTAGACTGAGCCACCTGCTACAGTTACATAGCCACCGTTGGCACCCTCACGATATTGTTCCACGAGCTCGAAACGGTTACCCGCCATGGACACTTCTTGCCCACGGATCTTATAGGTACCTTCGCGCATCTCGATGATTGCTGGCATTGTCGCTCCTAAAGAAAGTTGTTAAACATGTCAGTATTATACTGCCAGTGGGGGCTGTTGTCAACCCCCACGAGCCCTATAACATCAAATTTGGGCAAACTTGTTGAGTGCTTCCTGCGCACCCGCGTCCAGCATACAGGCATCCATCGCCGCTTGCTTTTCACGTGCGACCAGCTTGCGATAGTCCTCAAGCTCTGCTTTCTTTGCTTCCATAGCAGGCCACTCCACATCCTGCGGGTTGAGGTAAGGACCCGTGTAGTCTACCTTGTCTGCTTTAAGGGTGATCTCGCCAGTGCGGATGCCCTCAAAGACCATGCCCCAGGTAGGCTGTTGTGGACGACCGCTGGGTCCAAAAAGTGCCACTGCCAGCGAATTGACCTTTTCCTCTGCGATCTCGTTGAGACGGCGGACGAAATACTCACGTGCTTGTTGTTCCATGTTGCGCTCCTGTGTGTGTTAAACAAGTCTGTATTATACAGGGCTTAGGGTGCCCTGTCAACCCCTTTTGGTTAGGCTGCTTGCCTATCTTCGCAGAACTCGTAGAAGCGACCAATGGGCCCATCGAACAGAGCAGTATTAGTATCGCTTTGGGTGAGCCCAAACATATTAAAGCCACGATCGCGGACCTGTACATGTATCACACGATCACGCTCGTAGACATGATACTCATAGTCCTGGCCGCAGTCTACGGCACTCACAGGGTGTAGATAGAACTGCCCGGGGCCGTCCTTGAAGTGTGCGACCAACTGTGCTGCGAGGCAGCTCATGCCGTTGAACACGGGGCGATCGTCACCGCGCAGGCCGTTGACCAGTGTGCCCTGTGTGAGGAAACGTGCTAGCTCAGCACCGTGGCCCTCCGGATAGCCATCGTACTGGCGATAAAGGTTGATGATGGCTGCGTCGGTGATGTCGCCATCATAGACGAAAGTGAGACAACGTGTACCCATAATGCGCTCCTGTGTGTTGTTGACTGTGCCTGTATTATAGCAGCAGGGGAGCCGTTTGTCAACCCCCCTGCTGCTGCTAGTTATTCCATGCTAGCAAGCTCGTCCTCTTGCATGCCCTGCTCTGTAAACGTCACAGCGTAGCCCAGTGCCTCGCTAATAGCGTCCTCAAAGCCCGTGTCTGTGTAAATGTCCCATGTCGTGTCGTGTGTAACATAAATGCTCTTATAGTCATCTTCTTCTGTTACACTAATCGCAGTCACACGCACTTGTCTGCCTGCTTCACAGCCCCACAAGCCGTCACCAGCTGTAGTAACTATAAAGTCGCAGTCGTATTCACGTGTTAACATGCCGTCTTCGTTGTGCTCTGCTGTCAATGTTAGCATATGTCGCTCCTTGTTAAACATGTCTGTATTATACTGTCGCTAGCCCAATCTGTCAACTGCTTTATGCTGTGCTGTACTTAGGAAATTCAAATCCGCCATGCGCCCCGTACCACTTGCCGTTGCTGCGCATGTAGTAGCCCTGCGCATACCACCTCGCACACTGTCCGCTAATGCTGCGGTGGTGGCTGGCATGCTGCCCCGCCTTGCTCATCAGTTTCGCTTCTGCCAGTGTCAGCACGTCATGTGCCGCCGCGTCCGCTCTCGCCGCAGCGTTGCGCAGCTCTGTGGCTTTAATTAATTGCTGTGCTCTGTCCATCGTCCGCTCCTTGTTAAACATGCGGCTATTATACAGCCTCTGCGGGCAGTGTCAACCAAAATCGCCTCGCACATCTGTGTTTAAATTTGGGCGCACCTCACGGCGTATACGTACTTCTTCTCTGTGTGCCTCAGCCTTGCCGCGTATCACAGCATGTACTATGATGGTGATGTCTTCTTTGTTCGCGACAGTCCGCAGTGCGCGACACAGGGCCCAATCTTTGTTCTCGCTGTGAGCACGATAGAAGTGCTTGGCAGCACGAGCGCGGACGCTTTTGTTAACAGTGCTCTCTGTCTTAGCTGTCACGCCGATGTAGTTGCCCTGGGGTACACGCAGCTCGTAGATGATGTGGTTTCTGTCTGTTCGTTTAGCTCGTGCCATCGTTCGCTCCTTCATTGTCAGTATTGTACAGCCATCCGCCCAAACTGTCAACCAAAAACAGCAGATTTTTTCGATTATTTTTTCTGTGGCATTCTGAACACAGTGTGGCATTTCTGCCACAGCCCGCCGAGCGCCCCTTAGCTGCCCAGCACAGACCCCTGACCACAGGTATGCGCAGCACGTGAAGCCGTCGGGATCATCATTCAGCTGCTGTTCATGTGCTGCTGCTCGAGTGATCTGACCGTGCCCCGCCCAGAGTTCTCACACTGCTGCCCGTGACTGACTCGTGATCGCTGCTCTGCTGACTGTAAATTTACTCGGGTATTTGCTCGGGTCGTTGCTGCTGCTGTGCTGCTGCTGTGTAGTGAGAGAACAGTGGTGGGCCCAGTAGGATTCGAACCTACAGTCAACGGATTATGAGTCCGCTGCTTTAACCGTTAAGCTATAGGCCCAACACTGTTCACTCGAGGCCGCGAATCCTCGCTTCTATCTCTTCCGTGATCGCTTGATCCCTGCGACCCTTCAGGATGAATCTGTGTAGATCTTCTATGTGTGTCATGAACACTTCCGGCACTGCTGCTGCTGCGCGATCCATATCCCACTGTGAAGGATAGTGCCGCAACACTGCCCGGGCACGATCCCTAATGCTGCTGTGTACACGTGGAGTGGCTTTGGGATCACAGAGATCTCGCAACATGCGTTCAGCTGCGATCACAGCACGATAGCGTTCGTCTGGCAGTGTCATATTATTCCTTAACCTTAGCAGCGGGGCCTATTGGTCTAGTGTCCCTATACATTTCACAGACCTGACCCTGACAGATCCATGGCGGAATACGATCTAAAAGTGATTGACCCCGGCGTATATCTGGGTCCCAGGCAGCATCACGATAGTCTCTGTACTGTGTATTAGCACAGCCAGCGAGCGTGATAGCCAGTAGTGTAAGTGTAGTGATCGC